ATTAAAGTATTGGGAGCACAAGACACATCTGCAAAGGTGAGAGTTTATGCTGTCGTATGTGATGTATCAGGTATTGATGAAACAGATCGTAACTAATAAATAAATAAGTTAAGGGGGGTATTATTATCCCCCTTAATAAAATTTTAAAATAATTACAAAATGGCAACAACTTATCTAACATTAACAAATAGTGTATTAAGAGAATTAAACGAAACAGAACTAACATCTGCTACGTTTAGTTCAAGTAGAGGTATACAAACTGCAGTAAAAGATTTTGTTAATAAATCTGTTCATGATATTTATAATGAAAGTGCAGAAATACCAGCATTACATACTAGAACAACACAAGATTTAACTATAGGTGATGCAGAATATGATTTTCCAGCAGATATGCGAAGAGTTGATTTTGATTCTTTTAGTTTAAAACCTAGAGAGTTAGTAACTAATGGTGAGTTTGCATCTAATATAAACAGTTGGACAACTGGAGATGGATCACCATCACATACAACAAGTGGTAATGGTAGATTAAACTTAAATGATGCAGCAGCTTATCAGGCTATTAATACTACAGTAAATAAAACTTATAGATTACAAGTTAGAATTTTAAGTCCAAATAGTTCTAGCACTGCATTAATTGTAAGAGTTGGCACATCTGCAGGTGGAACACAAAATTTAAATACAACACAAGCAGTAACTAATTTTAGAGAAGGGGTTATATTAAATACTATTTTTACTGCAACAGCACAAACTTCTTTTATTTATTTAGAAGCACCAAGTGTGCAATTAGATGTAGATTTTGTTAGAATATCTAGAAATGATATTGCTCCAAGAAAATTAAGTTATTTATCATATGATCAATTTTTACAAAATAGAAAACCTATTGATGATGTAAATAATAGTAGTCAATATGATACTCCACAATTTATATACAGAATACCAAGCTATACAGCTTTTGGTGTTAGTCCAATTCCAAATACTAATGAGCTTGCTATAAGTTATGATTATTATACTACTCATTCAGATTTGTCAGCCCATAGTGATACTATGTCATTACCAGATAGATTTGCATCATTAATAGTTGATAGATCTAAATATTATACATACATGTTAAGATCTGATCCACAGCATGCACAATTAGCTGATAGAGATTTTCAAAGAAAACTAAGATTATTAAAAACAGATTATGCTACAAAAGCTGATTATATGAGAACAGATGTTATAGCTGAAAGTATAACTACTAATATAGGAGCAGTTGGATAATGCCAACAACAGATTTAATATCACCATTTGTTGTAAGTTGTGCTGGTGGCTTAACATTAAATAAAGATGTGTTCTCTATGCAACCAGGTGAGGCTTTAATTTTACAAAATTTTGAACCTGATATTAAGGGTGGATATAGACGAGTTAGTGGTACAGCTTTGTATAATAGTACAATCATACCTGAAGGATCTAGTAATTCTAGTTTAACAGTTGATTGTTCAATAATATTTAATGGACAAATAATAGTTGCTAGAGGTGGTGATATTCATCGAGGAACTACTTCTGGTAGTTTTACTACTTTAACTACAAGCCTTGGAACTTCTACAAGAGCTTATGATTTTGAAAAATTTAATTTTAATGGAACTGATAAATTAGTTATTGCAACAGGTCATTCACCTGCACAAATAATTAATAGTAGTTTTGCAGTTGATGTTGTAAATGCAACAGGTGGTGGAACAGCCCCATCTAATCCTAAATTTGTAAAAGCATTTCAAAATCACATGTTTTATGCTGGTGCAACTAATTCACAAGAAGTTATATTTAGTGTACCATTTGAAGAAGATAATTTTACAACAGCTAGTGGGGCAGGATCATTTAAAGTTGACTCTGCAGTTGTTGGATTAAAAGTATTTAGAAATGAATTAATTATATTTTGTGAAGATAGAATATATAAATTAACAGGAACATCATCTAGTAATTTTGCTGTGCAAGAAGTTACAAGAAATATTGGATGTAGAGATGGTGGTAGTATTCAAGAGATTGGTGGTGATGTTATATTTTTAGCACCAGATGGTTTAAGAACTATTGCAGGTACAGCAAGAATTGGTGACGTTGAACTTGGATCTATATCTAGGCAAATACAATCTAGAATTGATGATATAGGGTTAGACAGAATATCCTCTGTAGTTATTAGAGATAAATCACAGTATAGATTATTTTATCCAGTAGATGCAACAGGGCAATTATCATCAAAAGGAATTATAGGTGTGTTAAAAAATAATCCTAATACAGGTGGAATAGGATTTGAATATGCAGATATGGTAGGTATTAAACCAGCTTGTACAGATTCAGATTTTATTAGTAATGTTGAAACACAAGTATTTGGTGGTTATGATGGTTTTCTTTACAAAATGGAAACAGGTAATACTTTTGCAACAGGTGCAACTACAGCTACCATACAAGCAGTATATAGATCCCCAGATATGGTGATGGGAGATCCAGGTTTAAGAAAGTATATGCAGAGAGTTAATCTAAACTATGAAGGTGAGGGAACATCTATTGATGCAAACCTAGCTCTTAGATATGATTATGATGACCAGAATACACCACAACCAACAAAGATAGCATTACCTAGTGTAGGTGGTGCTGGATTATATGGAGCAGCTAAATATGGTAGTTCACTATATGATGCATCAGGTGTTCCATTAGTAAGACAATCAGTAGAAGGCTCAGGATTTGCAGTAGCATTACAAATAGATGATCAAAATAGTGCAGACTCATTTTCAGTTAAAGGCTTTCAATTAGAATTTACTCCAGGAGGAAGAAGATAATGGCAGGCTATTCAGCACGACAGGCAAGTTTTACCACAGGTGATACTATACTTGCAGCTCATTCTAATGATGAGTTTAACCAATTATTAGCTGCATTTAATGCAACTACAGGACACACGCATGATGGCACTGCGGGTGAAGGCGGACCTATTGGATCTATTCGAGATGCTGATAGTTTAAATAAGATATTAGTTGATTCTACTAATAATCATTTAGAATTTTATGTTGAAGTATCATCGGCAGCTGTACAACAATTTAGAGTACAGGATGGTGCTATTGTACCTATTACAGATAATGATATAGATTTAGGAACTTCTAGTTTAGAATTTAAAGATTTATTTATAGATGGTACAGCAAATATTGATACATTAAGTTTAGATGGCACAGCTGTTACAGCAACAGGAACAGAAATTAATTTAATAGATGGTGGTGCTACAATTGGAACTACAGCAGTTGCAGATGGAGATGGTATTATTCATAATGATGGTGGTACTATGCGAGTTACAAGTGCTGCTACATTTAAAACATATTTTCAAACTGGAATATCTACAGCATTTGATGATTTAAGTGCAGGAGATGCAGCTGTTAATGTTACAACAACTGCAGGTGATATTACTATTGATGCACAAGGTAATGATACAGATATAATATTTAAA